GGCCCCAGGCAGAGTTACCCGGGGCCGTCAGGCCACCGTTGGCTTACGGCGCGTTGGAACCGACCAGACCACGCGGGTCGTTGACCACGACGCTGAAACGCATGAAGCTCATCGCGCAGGCGTTGCGAGTGTCGAAGTCGTTGTCCTGACGCAGGTTCGGGCGCTCACGCCAGAAGAACATCGGACCTTGCGGGCAGTTCGTCCGGACAAACCACGCACCTGCGGAGGTGAAGAAGTGATTCATCTTGATCCCGCCCGGGAAGGCGTTGGTCGCCCGCAGGACGTTGATGTCGTTGTTGGAGTTGCCCGACTGGTTGATGGACTTCAGGATGCGGTTCGCGTTGAACCACTCTTGACGCGGCACATGCAGGCTCACGGGCATCAGGCTGATCAGGAGACCTCGATCGTTCTGCATCCCCATGATCTGCACGCACACGTCTTCGAGGGCCTGTTCGCTCAGGTCCGCCGACGGAGAGAGGGCGTTGCTGAAGGAACCGCCGTGGACGTTCACGTGGTCGGTGGCGCAGATTGCCTTGCCATCACCAGTCGTGTAGTACGTCGTCGAGAACGCGTTGTTGTAGAGGAACGCAGCGACATTCTCAATCGTCTGGTTCATCGAGAACGCGTTCGACTGGGCGCGGCGGGTCGCCACTTCCGAGTAGAGGTTGTCCTGCTGCTCGTTGTAGGTGACCTTGTAGCCCAGGGCGTAGGAAATGTGCGTGGCCCGCGTGACGTAGCCTTGCGCTTCCCCGTCGTAGGTGCCTGCCGCGCCTTCCGTCACGATCGCTGCCAGACCGTGTCCGGTGACCTGCACGAGTTCTTCCCACGCCTTTTGGGACGTGTGCATCTCGTACAGATCCGTGTACTCGGTCGGGTGTGCGTTGTAGACCTGACCCCACGTCGAGTAGACGCCGGGCCAGAGCAGTTTCGGGTGGGTGCCCGTGTTGACGATCATGTCAGTTCTCCTTGCTTACAGGCCTGCCGTGGCAGCCTTGTAGCAGTGGTTGTTGATGAGGCAGAGCCACTTGGCGTAGGCGCCGAAGGCGTTGTCCGGGATCTGTTGGAGCCCGAGTAGTTTCATCTGCAGCGCCGCCGTCGTGGCTTCGGTCGAGTTGTCGAGCTGCCAGCCGGACATGTAGCCGTTGTTGGCGGCTGCGACCAGCGAGCAGTTCAGTCCGACTTCCGCCGCAGTGAATGGCGTGCCGGTGCCAATTTCTTGGCAGGCGAAGATGATGTTCGGATCATCTGCGATCATGACGTAGTAGCTGCGCGTCTTCGTGGCCGGGATGACCGTCGTGCTGAGATTGGTGGGATCGCCACCAGACCCGCCGTAGGTCGTGCCGCCCATGCCGACAACAGCACCGAGCACCAGGTTCGTCGAGCCCGCCGTGGCGACTGCGACCGTCGGCACGCCCTTCGTGTCTGCGCCGCCCGCCAGGACCATCGGATCGCCAATGGCGACAGCAGTGGCGTAGGCGGAATCGACGCAGTACATGCGGGCTTGGCCGTTCCAGGGAGAGCCGTTCAGGTACTGCACAGGGCGCAGGCCGAACGGAGTGTTTGCGTTTGCCATTTAAGGCCTCCGTACTTTCGGAACAAAGAGATTGTTGCTGTTCAGGCCCTTCGGCGTGTAGCGATTGGTGATGTCCCCGCCAGGGTTCTCACCGTCCCCCGCCACTGCGTCGCCGCGCAGAACAGCTGCGATTGACTCGTTGCGACCTTCGAGGACACGTTGATCCTCTTCCCACAGTTCCTGCTTGACTTTCATCAGGTAGAGGCGCACGGCCTGCCCACCTTCCGACATCCCTCCGGCGATCAGGCTCACTCTCGAGCCCAGATCCGTACTGCCGTTGGAATCTGCACTGTTGCCCAGGCCGACGGTGGCCAGGTCAACCTCGTCGTGCATGACGAATTCGTACCAGGCTTGTTGAGCCTGCGCGAGACGCTGGGGGGTGCCGAGCATCCAGTGGAGATGGTATCCAGGGATGCTGGGGACAGCCAGTTTCTGCGAAGGGATCGACATCGGCACGCGCCGACGTTGGGCCTTCACACTCTCCGGCTTCGATCCCGGTGCGTCAGTTTTCGGAAAAGTCATGACTCAGCTCCCAAAGTAGATTCGAGCGTATTCGGCTTGCCAGGACGCCAGGTCCTTGAAAGCCTTGTTCGGGCCGACGAACTTCTCGGCCTCCTTCTTGCAGACATCCTTCGCCTCGGGCGGAAGGTCGGAGTAGGAAGTTCCGTTCCCGCCTCCACCACCTTGACCGCCAGAACTGCGGGCGCCGTCCACCTTTGAAGGTGCGCGAGCCGGTGTCCCGGTTTGCTCCGGGAAACGCTCCCGCATGGTTTTCGCAACCTCGTCAAAGAACGCCTTGCCGCGAAGCTGACCCTTGTGCTGCTTGATCAGGGCATCGCCGACAGCCAGCGCCGCACTTGCGAGAACCTGATCTTCCTTGAACCAAGAGTTTTCAGCGAGAAATTGCTGATACTCTGGGTTGGCCTCGGGGTCCACAGGCGGCGTTGCCGGTGCGGGCGCCGGGGCAGCGGCGGGCTTCGGCGGGTTCTGGGTCAGCTCGTTGAGCTTGCCCTGAATCACAACCTCAGCTTCGACGTCATCATCCTTCCGCGCTTGCTTGAGTTCCGCGAGCAGTTCCGTCCGGATGCGTGCGGCTTGCTGTTTGGCTTGCTCGGCGTAGAACTTTTGCAGTTCCGTGACCGAGCCTTGAAGTTCCTGGAATGCGCGGGTCTGGGCCTCCAGTTGCGCACGAGTCTGTCCCACCGTCTCTTCGAGTCGCTTGTTTTGCGACCGCAGGATCGGCATGACTTCATCGCCACGCTTCAGGAAAGTTTTCGCATCGATCCACTTCGCGGGGTCGCCGCGGAAGTTTTCCTGCGGAACCCACCCCATGCCTTTGGCGCGGGAAACTTCGACCTCGCCGAGTTCGCCTTCGCCAGTGTTTTGCTCGTCTGCCATGACTTATTCCTCGTGAGTGATCTGGGCGAAGATGTCGCGATCGTTCACCAGACGATATCTGCGGCCGTCGGCAGGGCCGATTGCAGCATACCCCGCCATGCGCGCGATCAGGACGCGATCGCCTGGCCGAGCCCGGGGGGACTTTTCGTCCGACCAGGCCTCCGCTCCAACTTCCACCACCGTCGCGCGCTGTTCGACCATCAAGGTCTTATCTTGCACGTTCTCGGGGATGAAGATCAGAGATTCCTTCTTCTCCGGCTCGTAGTACTCGACTAGCACTGCGGCGCCCAAGGGACGCAAACCGGACAAGTTCTTCGTTTCGCTCATTGCTGATTTCCTCGTTGAGTTCAGTTAGGGAGAGTTCAAGCACCCGTTTGAATGCTTGGGCCATTCCGATAGCTTCGGAATTCTTTTGAATGGTGGCGTCGGCGCTGGCGTCAGTATATTGACCCGAGGCCCACAGAGTTCCCAACTCCGCCATCCAGACTTGGAGCGTCCACCTTACGGCTTCCGTAATTGGGTGATGGGTCCACTCCAGGAATTCTTCCGGGGTTAGTTCCCTTGGATTTTGCATCTGCCTTTACCTTGGTTGCGTCAATCATCAGTTGCAGTCGGTCGCGAATCTGATCGTGCTGCGTCTTCATCGCAGCGATTGCCGCGTTGATCAGAGCGATTTGTTGGCCGGCCTGCACTCCTTCAGCCTCCGCCGCCATGAGGCGGGCTTTGGCTTCCATCTCAACAAGTTTCCCGTTGAGTTCCTTCTCGTCCAGCATGAGCTGCATCATGGCGTGAGTATGTTCCTGCTGCAGCGCCATGCGAGCAGTCTCTTCCTTGAGCTGGGCGATCTTGAGCTTCGGATCTTCCGGAGCCCCAGTCTTCTCGACGCCGACGTAGAAGTGACGCCAGCCGTCGATCTTGAGGGCGCGGAGAAGGTTTTCCTCCACCGCCGCCATGTTGTAGCCAGGGACCTGCGCAGCCCGCTCGGCAATGAGGCGGGCTTGGGCCATGCGCATCGTGTCCGAAGCGACGTTGGGATCGGCCACTGGGCAGATGGCGTTGGGGTCACCGCGGTAATCCTGGCGCGCCACCCCATACGCGTTAGGGGAGTCGGACAGGAACTGCGCGTTGAGGAAGTAGAGCTTCTTGAACTCCGCCTTCATCGAACGCCAGATGCGCTTGAAGATCGCGCCGTAGACCTTGAGCCCCTGCTCCACCATGACGTGCATAGTGTCGGCCTTCGTGTTCTGTCCAGGGTTTTCGCCGGCGAGAGCTTCCGTCGAACCGGGGATGCGATCGGCGTAGGAGATGATCAGGCCGAGGAGCTGGAACAGCACTGCCGACGGTTCGCGGGTTTCCAGAGGGACGATTGACTTCCGCAGGTCGTCACCCATTGCATCGATCTGCTTCCATTCCCGCGGTCGGAAGGTTTGTGAACCGCCGCGCAGCTTCGCGCCCTTGCCGATGAACCCGCCGGCGCCCATCGAGAAACTGCCCGCATCAATCATCTGGTTGATGATCGTGTTGACAGTTTCGTTGAGCGGGCCCAGAAGGACGCCGAAGCCAATGTCGTAGATCGACCCGTCAGGCGACGGAATGAACCCGTACTTGGTGAAGTATTCTTCCGACGTGATCTTGATGATCGTGCCGTCAGACTTCCGCTCGATGTCCTCTTCCCGCGAGAAGCGAGCGGCGATGCGAAGCACCTGCGACGAGGCTTCATCGACAGTAATGACGTAGGGTTCTTCGTACCCATCTCCGTCGAAGTCGATGTAGCAGTGCTGCTCCAGGGCGACGAAAGGCGTGGCACTGTCGGCTTGCGGCGGCGTCAGTCCAACCCGATTGTCCGTAGCGTTCTGGGTATCCGTCGCCATCGGCTGTTGCGCCGACTCGAACCAAGCCTCCTTCAGCACATCCCGATAGATCCCACGCTGCACGCGCTCGTAGATGTCGTTGCGATACAGCGGAATGATGTGCGTCTTACACCGCGCAGTCTCGACGCTCTTCGCATAGTAGTCGATGACGAAGTCTTTCGCCGCCACCAGTTCGGAGATGTTGTGCCCTTCGCTGGAGGAGTGGTAACTTTTCTTGAACGCGCACCCGACGATCGGAACTTGAATCAGCAGCCGATCGTGCTGCTCTTCCCAAGCGGTGTCTTCCTCCAAGAGCTGATAGCTCATGTGGGTGCCGATCTTGTAGGCCTGCTCAGCCTTCTCCCCACTTTCGTCGAGCATCGGAACACGATACTTCACGATGTCAGTTCCCGACACCAGCGCAGGATAGGCACGCGAGTGGAACTGAAGAGCGGCAATCGTCACCAGCGGGAAGGCGATGTTTGCACAGTCCGGCCACGGGGAGGTCTTATTCCGCGTGACCTGAAGGGCCAGATCCATCCCCGCCTGCATTCTCCTCGTCCAGTCCGACCGCGACTGCAAATCCCGTTCGTAGTTTGCTTTGACCCAGGTGCCGATCGCAGCAAGATCTTCCTCTGCAATCCTGTCGCAAAGGTTTGCCGCCAAGAACCACTTCTTGTCGATCTTGTGCTTTTGGCTGAGTGGGAGCATGTCAGTATCCGGTGATCGGGGAGCGCCCGAGGTCTTCTTGCTGGGCCAGGCGGCGTTCGGTCATTTCTTCGT